AGAGTTGGTATAGAAACCTCTAGCCCAGAAGCAAACCTTCATGTCGTGGGTAACGTCATCGTGAGCTCCAACCTCACGGTGGATACGAATACCCTACATGTGGACGCCGAGGGTAACAAGGTGGGTATCTTGACGGTGGACCCTGCATACGCTCTCGATGTCCATGGAACCTCCAACGTCGGAGTGTTGACTGCGACTTCACTCACAGTAGATACCGACACTCTCCATGTCGATGCGACCAACAAAAGAGTTGGTGTAGAAACCTCTAGCCCAGAGGCGAACCTTCATGTTGTGGGTAATGTCATTGTGAGTTCCAACCTCACAGTGGATACAAACACCCTTCATGTCGATGCAGAGAATAACCGAGTTGGTATTATCACAATAAATCCAAGCGTAGAATTAGATGTTCAGGGAGCGACTAATGTAACTGGCGATCTCACAGTTGACACAGACACCCTGAAGGTTGACTCTACCACAGACAGAGTTGGTGTAAACACAGCAAGCCCCGACGCATCCCTTCACGTCACTGGGAATGCATTTGTATCTTCAAATCTCAACGTCGATGCGAATGTCTTCATCGCTGGTGGCCTCGTGACGAACACAGGTGGGGTATCCAAGAAGACGTACTCACAAACTGGCACAATAACAACGGGAACTGCACCAGACATCGACATTGTGTTTTCGGATCATGCCTTTTCTGCTAAAATCACTGCACAACTCATCGAATCTGACATAGAAATAAGCACACTCAATATCGATGTCACGGGTGGGCGAAGAGGTGGTGCATCCACAAGTACCTTAAACATCGCTAAAGGACCTCTCTCAATTTTCGGTGATGCTACATCAAATCCTTGGAGTACAACAGTCGGTGCAACCACGACGACGGTTACCCTAACGCCATCTACAAACTTAGATGGTGAGGGACACTACAACATATTCGTGGAATACATTTCAGGCGACGCAGCTGGAAGTGTATCGACTATCGGTGGAACATCTACTGGGTACTAAATCCCTTTCAGGAGCGCCCCAGACTGCTAAAAAACACACAATTTTTTTAGGAGCGTCCCAGACTCCTAAAAAAATTGTACAGTACTTATAAATGGCGGCGACAAACGTTCAAGCCTTTTCAGGAGACTTGGACATTGCAGGTGCAATTACATCAAACTTGGCAGTCAGCGGAAGTAAATTTACGTACGATAACACCAATACGACCATATTCACGGGTACTTCTTCTGCAGGCACTGATAATGAAATCGGTGTTTTTAATGTCGGGTCAGAAGCTGGCAATAATACCTTCATAGATGTTCGGGTAGTGGGAACTAGTGGTAGTTCTGGTAATCAGATGCACTATCGGGTATACTTTAGACCTGATTCCGCTACCAATTCCTTTATAAACAGTTTCGAAAGAGATACTGGTGGTGTACTTCCAGTCGTATATAGAACTAATGCAGCTGACATAACAGGTGGTGTCGTACGGATTGGATACACGGGTGCGAAAGGGCAATACCTCAAATGGCATGTTGAGGTATCGAGACGTTATCCGTCCGATGGAAATTTCCAAATCACAAACACGGGTTCCGCCGTTGATGGGACGGGACTCGCTGTAGTGACATCTATACCCGCTACTAGGTTCAATTCAAATGTGGCTATCAACGTGAATACTCTCTTCGTAAATAGCGAGGACTCTCGGGTCGGCATCGGGACGACGGTTCCCCTTGATTTATTAGAGGTTTATGAGGCATCGAAATTTTCCGTCGATGTGTCTGACGCAACTTATGCAAAGATCGGAAACCTATGGTCGTCAGATGACGTACTTTCTGTAGTGAGTGCCGGAAGCGTGATTATTTCTTGTGATTATAATGCCAATCAGTCTGGCAAGTCTATCGAATTCAGGACAAATTCATCCGAGAACTCTGGAACGCTCATTGCACATATGCGGGACAATGGCCGTACCGCTTTCAATAAAAACAGTCCTGCTGCTCTTGTACATCTGAAATCCACGGGCGAAGCTGCCAAAAATGGTTGTATTAGACTCGAGAGGCACGTATACAGTTGGTACTGGGAAATTCATACAGCAGATGAAGACCTCTTTTTTAGTCATAATAATACAATGAAAGCGTGGATAGATCGAAGTGGTGGTAGTAATGTTAAACTAAACTTCACGGGACAACACAGAACGTTCGTCGAAGATTTATTATATTCAGACGCTGAACCTAAAAAGGGTCTCATCGTCAGTGCTGTCAAAAATCAGTATATTAAGATGAGTGGTGGTATTGAGGCGGGTTCTAACGCAATTACAATTAACGAATCTCTTCCCATAGTGTCTATTTCGAACGTTGCTAACGATAAAATGTGTTTTGGTGTCATATCCGATGCAGAAGATCCAGATCAACGTATAGTAGAACTTGGACACTTTAAAAGTTTAGAATCAAAAGAAGATGGAGATACTCGTATTTATATTAACTCTGTCGGTGAAGGTGCTATTTGGGTTACGGATATTAATGGCTCCCTCGAATCTGGTGATTATATCACAACTTCCAATATAGCTGGATATGGAATGAAACAAGATGACGATATTTTACACAATTATACCGTCGCTAAAATCACCATGGATTGTGATTTCAATCCATCTACCCAACCAGTGAAACGGCTTGTAAAAGAGCTCAAGGATGTCCAATATTGGATTGAGACGACTTATAGCGATATAAGTTACGAAAATTATTCCAATCTTTCCCCCGAAGATCAATATATTAAATTGGAAACTTATTATCTTAGTGAAAATGGTGAGATATCTGCAGAAACTTATGAAAAATTGACTTCTGAACAAAAAACTAAATACACTGAAATGACTCGTACTACATATCAATGTGTGTCTACGGTAGAATACAAAACTGATCCTGGTCCAGATGTTGAAAATGTGACCACAGAAGTTCGTCAAGAATATGTTAACGTTCTTGACGAAAATGGACAAATCATGTGGGAAGAACACCCCACCGATACCGAAAAAGCTTATAAAATTAGGTACCTCGATGCAGGTGGTGTAGAAACGAATGAAGCTAATCACGTATATAAAGCAGCATTCATTGGGTGCACGTACCATTGTGGCTGAGTCCCAAATCCCTAGGACTTGGAAATGAAAAAAAACAAAGATTACAAACTGTATCAGAGTTTCTAATATTTGTCCCATCCCGAGTGGCGTTGCCACTCGTATCTAAGCTGGTAGAAATCTACGATTTCCCCCACTTAAAAATAAACTCTCCATATAATATAAAATGTCTGGTGGTATCGCCCAACTCGTCGCTGTCGGTGCTCAGGATGTGCACCTCGTCGGTCAGCCCGAAGTCAGCTTTTTCCGTTCTACCTACAAGCGTCACACGAACTTCTCCCAAACTGTCGAGCGTCAGGTCATTCAGGGCAACGTCTCGAACAGTGGTATGTCCACCATTCGCTTTGAGCGCAAGGGTGACATGCTCAACTACGTCTACCTCATGCCCATCAAGTCCGATGGCACCCAATCGAACATCGTCCCCGACTGGACCACCGCCATCTCCAAGGTGGAGCTTCTCGTCGGTGGTCAGGTGATTGATGACCAGGATTCCTTCTACTCGACCCAGATTGCCCCCACCCTCTCGGCCACTTCCTCCTCCAAGTCGGTCGCTGGTGATCTCTACGGTGGTTCCACCAACGAGCGCTTCTACCCTCTCCGCTTCGCCTTCTGTGAGAACTGGCAGACTGCCCTCCCCCTCATCTCTCTCCAGTACCACGATGTTGAGCTTCGCATCACTTGGGGAACTGGTGCCACTGAATACAAGTGGGAGGTATACGCCAACTATGCGTACCTCGATACCCAGGAGCGTGAGGTCTTCGCTTCCCAACCCCAGAACATGCTCATCACCCAGGTTCAGAAGGCGGTCGCCTCGAGTTCTAAGATCCAGGAACTCAACTTCAACCACCCCATCAAGTATCTTGCGGCGGCGAACACGACTGCTGTGAACATCGTAACGGATACCAACAAGCTCAAGCTCCAGATCAACGGCACCGATGTCGCCGACTACAAATTCGGCAACCCCAACTTCACATCGGTTCCCCTTTATTACCACACTTCCCATGGTAACTCCACCCCAGGTGCCAAGCTCTTCACTTATCCCTTCTGCCTCGACACTGGTAAGCTTCAGCCCACGGGTAATCTCAACTTCTCCCGTCTTGATTCGGCTCGTATCATCAGCGACACAGCTGTGAACACCGATGACGTTTACGCCGTCAACTACAACGTTCTCCGCATTGAGAATGGTATGGGCGGTCTTTTATATTCTAACTAAATAATAACTATGTTTTGGAAGATTGTTTTCCTCCTCGCCATCGTTTTTGTATTGACGTACGATCCTAAGTCCAGGACACTCGAAAAGTTTGTCGGTCAGCCTACACCACCGACAGATAAATCTTGTGAAAATGCGCATTACGAAGCCGTTCAATTCGCTCAGTCACCCTACGAGTGTCCCTCTCCAGGGAAGACTATGATGGGTGCAATTGCTTAAAAAGAAAACACATCTTAAAAGTATATGATCCCCGTCAACCGTGACACCCTCATGATGATCGCCACCATTGTGTGTGCAGCTGGTATCATTTTCCTATTCAAGGAACTCAATAAGACCAAGGAGGAGATGAACTCGTTCAAGGATTTTTCGGTTCAGGTCGTGAAGCAGCTGAGTGCACCTGCACCTGCACCCGAACCTGTGAAAAAGGAGGAGCCAAAGGAGGAAAAATCTGAGGAATAAACATATCACCTTATTATAACTTGCGAATGCGCAATGAAAAAGTACAAAGCGATAGCTGTACCGGTTAGCTTTGCCGACGGGAAACCACGATTTCTCACGGTGAGGGACTATCGGTTCAAAGATTGGATATTTGTTACAGGTGGATGTAGGCGAAGAGAAATATTCAATCCCCTCCGATGTGCCCTCAGGGAACTCGAGGAAGAGACTCGAGGTGTGGTTTCCCTAAAAAACGGTGAATATACTGAATTTAAGTTTACTGTCAAGGAAAGTCCAACTATTGATCTCGAATATAACGTCTTTATATTCTTCGTAAACTATTCGAGAACAGAACAACAAAGTCAAATAAAGAAATTTTATGAAGAAAAACACAAGACTAATTTGAAAAAAATTATGAAACAACCGATCAGGAAGACATACGATGAAAATGATTTCATGAGCTATGATACACTCGATGAATTTAACTCGAGAAAGCGTTGGAAACTCATCATAGATAACGTGATCAAGAATCCACAATTTTATGCGTGTATAAGTTCTTTGAATAGAAAAACATTTTCTATAAAATAATGAAGTCCAAGGCTTACATTTTACGACAGGTTGCAGAACTCCTCGAAAAAAATAGAGGTTTTTGTGAAGAGGAGATAGCTGAGTGGATGAAGGAAAATGAGACGAAGACGGTGTATGAACTCTTAACGATAAAGAAAGAACTTTCTCAGGGTAAAGAATTTCGAGATGTATCGTGTATGAGGTGGTTTAGAGAGTAGAAACAATAAGTAAGTATGTTTAAGAGTTGGTGTGCAGCTCGTAATTTCAATCATGCAACCAATCTATCACATGTGCTCATGGACGGTGGTGTCCTTTCCGTGCCATTTGATAAATTGAATGACTTTCATGAAAAGTATATCGAATCTGTAAAGGGTGGGGAGCGATTATACGTTGTCGAACAGAAAAGTGAAAAGTATAACTTCTTTGTCGACATTGATTATAAAGATAAGGAATCTCTCACTCTCGATGAAATCAAAGACATTTGTAAAATCATCTGTGATAAAGTCAAGCGTCATGGTGGAAAAGATTGTCTCATCTCAGTAGCACCACCCAAACCGTGTGGAGAACTCACGAAAACTGGTGTTCATATGAATTGGCCAGGGTTCGTGGTAGATCAAGATTCTGCGATCGCACTCCGAGAACATATTCTCATTGCATTATCGAAGGCCAAAGGAAGAACAACGGATTGGAATGAAATTATTGACACTGCTGTATATGGAAATGCCAGTCGAAAAACCAAAGGGAGTGGTTTTAGAATGCCATGGTCCCACAAAAAGGCAAAACATGGAGCGTGTGACGGTCGAGGATGCTCGGGTTGTGAGAGGGGTAAAATTGATCAGCTTCCATATCTCCCCATTTATGTATATCGTCATGGACCCCTGAGTTCTATCATGCGCATCGGTCAAGATCCATCATTGGATATTTTGAAAATGGCTGTGGTACGCACGAATGAACCCCAAACCACACACGTCGTACCACCGTCTACAGTTCTAAAGGAGGGAACTTTTACCGCTACACAGACAAAGGATGAAGTTCGTGATGATGATCTCAAGGATATGATTGAAGAATTTATACGTAAAAATATGGAGGGGCAGGGGCAAGCGTATGTTCCGAAGATGTTCAAGAAAAAAGATACATACCTCGTATCGACAACTTCAAAATATTGTGAAAATCTTAAACGGGAACATGGTTCTAATCATGTTTGGTTCATCATCAGTGGAAAGACAATCATTCAAAAATGTTTTTGTCTTTGTGAAACGTTGAGAGGTCGAAGAGATGGTTTCTGTAAAGACTTTTGTGGACGAAGACACCAACTTCCAACTGCTATAGTAGACCGATTGTATCCCCAAAAAGATGACATCAAAAAGTGTCCAGAAATTAAAAAGAGGGTGGAAAAACCTCGAGTGAATTACGCAGATGCCAAACTACCACTCGAAACATTTATAAAAAAGAATATGCGTGGACCAGATGATTTACGCATCGTGACTATCAGTAAAGAGAAGACGAATGTCGTTGCATTGACAAATTCTAATTACTGTGAGACAATCAAGGGTATGCATGAAGAAGCAGTAATGTCATATGTTATCAAAGGGAAGGAAATCAGACAAAGGTGTCCTCGTTGTAAAAACAATACAGGAAGAGCTCATTGTTTAGGCTTGGACATTGTAAAGGTACTTAAACAGTAATGTCTCAAAATAGGTAAATGATCACACGATCTGGACGCAAGATAAAGA